TACAACGTGCCCCATTTCGTGGGATAGCGTCATGTCGATCAGCGAGTGCTGCGTGGCCGTGGGCACCCAGAAGCCCTCTTTTTCCTGATCCTTCTCCAGCTTCCTGGCGTCCCCGTCGCCAATCACGTCGGTCGATCCTGGAGGGAGGAATATCGTGCCATTGGGCATGGTCTCGCCCAGCACAGAGGGATTACCGTGCGCGTCGGGTATGTGGTTGGTGAAGGTGACCACCTGCTGGTCCACGATGCCGGGAATCAGCTTGCGCTGGCGCTCCAGGCTTTTGGCAACCTCGGCGGTCGCTGCGGTCTTGATGGCGTCAGGCATGTACCTGATGTCGGACTTCTCGTCCGGCTCGCTCCAGTCGTCGTCGCCGTAGTAGCCGCCGTAGCCGTGACCTGGGTCGAACCCGATCTTCTCCTCGCCGCCGCCGTCAGCCCCGTGCACCCAGCGACCGTCCGGGCCACGCGGCTCGTTCAGCCAGGCTTTCTCCCAGCCCAGATCCAGGAGCTGGGAGCTGAGCAGCGTCACAGCTTCGCTGCCTGCGCGGTGAGCGCAGCGGCCTGGGACAGAAGAGAGATGGCCTGCTTGGTCAGGGCGGCGATCTGCGTCTTGATCTGGGCCTGGGCTATGTGCTGCTGCATCGCCGCGATCTGCGCCGGGGTAACTGCCTTGCCAGCCGCCGAGATCATGGCGGCAACCTGGCCCGCAGGGGTAGCTGCGGTCGCGGCCTTCGCCTTGGCTGCCGCCGCTACTCCGGCCGGGGTCTTGGCCGCTGCCGCCTTGGCTGCGGCTGCCGGGGTAACGGCCTTCTTGGCGGCGGTCTTAGACCCGGCCTGCTTGGCGGTCTTGCCCTTGAGCGCCTTCTTCAGGAGCGCTATCTGCCGGGCCAGGCGTGCCGCCTGCGCCCGGAGCCCGGCGGCCCGCTTGAGCAGCGCCGCCTTCTGGCTGGCCTTGGAGTTTGCGGCACTCTGAGCGCCCCCGCCGCCTCCGCCGCTGCCGAACTGCCCTCCGGCCGGGGACCCCGCCGCGACGTGCGTGTCCTTGGCTGCCCCGGCCGCCGTGCCTACCAGCTCGATTGCACGCACAACTGCACTGACGTTTGCATGTGCATGTGCAATTGCCCGCTTGGCGTCCCAGTCGGTGTTGGTGGCCTGCGACGCGGAGCGGACCTCGGCGTGCTTGCTCGTATTCGCCCACTTGGCCGTTGACGCCTTGGCGATAGCGATGGCGTGGGAGAGATCCCTGGCCCGGCCCTGCCGCAGAATGGCGTGAGCAATGTTCTGGATGTAGGGCGGCAGCTCCATGCCCTTCTGGTGCCAGAGGCCGGGACCGCCGGGCTTGCCGAACGGGTGCGGCGTGGTCGCCAGGGCCGGGGTCTGCGCGGACAGCTCCAGAATCCGCCGCCCCAGCTCCTGGTTGGCTGCCTGGATCGTGCGCGACTTCCTGGCGTACGACCTGGCTGCTACGGTGCGCGCCTCGAACACCCGGGTCCTCTTCGGCTGCGCGGCCAGGCCCTGCCCGGTGTGCAGCAGGTCCAGCTTGTCGGCCGCCGCGTTCAGCCGAGCGGCAAAGTTGGGGTCGCTGTAGGACTCGCGGCTGGCCGCCTCGCGGATCGTGCCGGAGTGCGCGCGGGCCAGCGACGGCTGGCCCCGGTCGATCATGTCGGCGGCGCGCTTGAGAGCCCGGCTGGCCGGATTTTCCGGCGTGCTGTCCGGGTACAGGCCAGCGGCCATCTTCGACGCCGAACGGCTGAACGGCCCCTCCCTGGAGCCCACCAGGGCCGAGAAGTTCCGCCCCTGGTGGTAGTCCGACTCGCGGCCGAGCTGCCGCAGCTCCTCGGCGTGCGCGTGGCTGCCGATGCCGCCCTTCTGCATCCCCTTCGCCATAGCGCTGCTGTCGGCAACATGCCTGGCCACCGCCAGGCGGTCGGCAGATGCCATGCGCCCGGTCCACCGGCCGTGATGGTCGCGCGGCTGGAGCGGGTTGAACGCCAGCTCGACCGCCGTGGTGAGATCGCCGCTCTGCGTCGCCGCCGCGACCTGCTTGGTCTCCCGCTGGCTGGTCATCTGCTGCGGCTTGGACACGTTGATGTCGATCCGTCCGATATTGGTGGTGTCCGGGGCGTTGAGCGCCTTGTCGCCGCCGGGCTGTCGCGCCGTGGGCTTGTCCGTCAGGTCGTTGCTGCCGTCGCTGGCCCCGGGCAGGTCGGCGTGCGGTAGCTGGCTGTTCTCCGCCTGCATGTCCTCGATGTCTTTGACCAGCAGCATGTGCCGGTGCACCGCGTCCATCGAGCGCTTGGCCGCGTCGTGCTGGTCATCGGCCAGCAGCCCGTGACGGCGCAGCGACTGCGGCGTCATGTTGCCGACCGCTGCGGTCAAGTGCCGGTTGGCGGCGCTCGGCATGTTGTTGTCCAGTGCCCTGGCCGCGTCGCGGATGTGCTGGTGCGCGCCGAGGTCGGGGTGCCGTTCCTGCATCTGGTCGGCCATCTTGCGCATCGACGCGGAGACGGTCTTGCGCATCACGCTGGTCGGCTTGTACGCCGGGACCCGGGGCGGCCGGTAGGAACCGGCGGCGAACTCCATCGGGTTGGACAGCTCGTCCATGCCGCCGCTGTCGTAGCTGTCGGCCTGATTCAGGCTGGGACCGGAGGGAGTGTCCTCTTCGTTGGCCGCTTCCCGCTGCCGCCGCCGGACTTCCTCGGGGTGCGCCTTCTCCCAGGCCGTGGGCTCGAACGACTTGAGAGCCGCCTGGTCCTTGTAGTCCTGGACCTTCTGGTTGAACATGTCGATCGCTTGCTGCCGGATCTGGTTTGCCCGCTGCATGTCACCGGCTGCCTTCGCGGCCAGGAACTGGTTGTGCAGGCGCTGGACATCGGGGTGCCTGGCAGCCGACGCCTTGGCCATCTCGCTCAGCGAGCTGGGGTCCGGCGGCAGGTCCAGTGCATCCACGTAGCTGTTGCCGATGTTGTTGCTAGTCCACTCTCCGTGGGCGTCGCGCCGCTCCATCGGGTTAAAGTGGAACCCCAGCTCGACGGTCATGCTGCCCTCCTGTACCGGCCAGTGCCCGGGATTCCGTAACTCGGCAGCAGGCGGGCGCCGGGAAAGAGAGCACCCGCCCGGCACCGGCAGTGCGGGTGGACGGCTCCCGGGTACCCGATCAGCGGCATGTGATCAGCGTAGAAGTTCCTGCCATCTGCCTGCCTGCATTCTGCGCTGGTCCGCGTGTCATGTACAGTGTGCCAGCCCAGAAGAAGGCCGCGTGTCATTGCCTCGTTATCCACCTGGGCGCCTGCCTGGCTGCGCTGCCAGGTAGCCACCAGGTGCTGGGCGTAGAACCGGCGCTCGCGGTGTATCGCGCTGGCCAGGGCCGAGAGCTGGCTGGTGTTCCTGCTGCGGGCTGCGGCCAGGTCGGCGCCGATGCGCCTTGCTGCGGTCAGCACGAACGAGGCCCGGCGCTGGAGGTTCAGCCGCTCGGTCGTCATCGTCGCCGGGCCATAGAACCCGGTCACGCCCGGCGGGTTGCTGATCGCGATGTCCAGCGCCGCGAGCACGGCCCGGGGCGGGACGCCCGCGAAGTACGCCGTCCCGGCCAGGCCAGCCAGGGCAGCAGAGGCAGACACGGCAGTGAGGAGCGCGGTGCCGACCGCCGCGACAGCAGCGGCGTCGGCGGCCGGGTTGACCGGCTGCGGCTGCTGCGGAGTGGTCATGTGCCTTCATCCCTGCCTACGGCCTGTGTGCGCCAGATCATGAACGCCCGCCAGAGGATTACCGCGCCGGTCCCGAAGACGGCTGCCACCTGGAACCAGGCCAGGAACGGCCCGTACGGCACGCCGAACATGACGTGCAGCGGGGCGGGTGCCAGGGACACCCAGACGCAGGACTCCAGCAGGACGATGTTCCAGCCCCAGTCGCTGCGCCACCACGGCCAGATCAGCGAGACGGCCGGGGTGAACAGGAAGCTGATCCAGAACGTCGCTACTGACGCGATTGCCAGCATGGTCGGGGGCTGCACATTAACCGTCCCCTTGCCTATCGCGCTCGGCCCCGGCCTTCTGGTCCCGGTAGATGAGCACTGTGCGCCAGGCGATGACGAACGGGATCACGGTGAGGGCGGCTACCTCGACCCACTCCAGGACCAGGCCGGGCTCGATGCCGAACTCCGTCTTGAGGACGGAAGCAAGCAGCGCCAGGGCGAGCATCTCGGTCTTGATGGCCATGTTCCAGCCCCACATGCTGCGCCACCACGGCCAGAACAGGCGGACGATGGCGGGCCAGGTGAAGCACACCCAGAATGTGACGCCGATCGCGTACGTAGCCCATTCCCGAAGGAACTGGAGCTGTGTCATCCCCCGCCGTCCTTCAGTTCTCTTGCCCTCCGCTGTATCAGCATGTTCAGCCGGGGCGCGATGTGGTTCTCCTTGCGCAGGTCCGCGAGCGGGAGAGTCACGTGCTCGTGGTCGTGCGCCAGGCGCTGCTCAGCGGCGGCTAGCTCGCGCTTCGTCTCTGCGCGGTCTACTGCTACCACGGCCTTTCGCCTCCAGAAAAACCTCATTCACTCCAGCTCCTTGCGGAGACCGAGCATCACGTCCCTGACGATCTGGCCGGTGACTACCCCGGCGTCGGCCCTCGCCCTCTCCAGCTCAGCGATCCGCTTCCAGTCGTCGCGGTCATCTTTCATCTCCTGGTAGCGCCCCTTGGAGACAATCTGGTCCGTGATAAACAGCGCGACGAATATCAGGCAGACGCCGACAACTCCGGCCCCAGCCCCGCCGAACAACTGGAACAGGTCCGCCGCCGTCACCTGCTACCTCCTGAACTGTCATGCCATCCGCCCCGGGGGCGGCACCATCGGCGGCTTAGCGGGCGGGGTAGCCGAGCCGACCGCAGGCGGCCCGGCAGCAGCGCGAGCACCAGGCGGCGGCGGCCGGAGCCCGGCGCCGCCGTTCTGTGCTGCCGCGTGCTGGGCGATGCCGAACGCTGCGCCGGTCATGCCCTGGAGCGCCCCGAGGCTGCCCGCTGCCTCCGGCGGCATGCCCGGCGGCGGGTTGCCCGCGAGCTGGTCGGCCCGCTGGCTGGCCGTGGAGATCAGCGCGTTGTGCACCTGGTCCACGTCGAGCTGGAGGATCGTCGCCATCCGCTCGGTGATCAGGTCGAACACCGGCAGCGGCACGTGCAGCACAGGAGCGGCGGCCATCTGGCCGAAGAGAGTCAGCAGCGCCTGGATCTGCTCATCCTGGAGCGGCCCGCACTTGATCTTGGGGAACGCGGCGTCGGACCCGAAGTTCAGGATGACCAGCGGCCGGGCCACGTCGTGAGAGAGCGACCCGGCTATCTCCTTGGACACGGCCTGGCGTGACTTCAGGTAGAAGCTGCTCTGGTCCTGAGACAGGGCGTAGCTGCCCTTGCCGCCGGTAGCCGAGCCGGTGAGCGCCATGAACCCGGCCAGCACGCTGTGCGTCTGCCAGCCCTCCAGGAACGACAGCGCGTCCAGGAAGAACTTGCCGTTGTCGCCGTGCGACTCCAGTACCTCGAACGTCTTGCCGTTGTCCGGCGGTCGCTCCAGGCCGACGACGCCCGAGGACTTCAGGGACGCGATGTTGTCGGCGCGGTCGTTGGCCTCGTTCTGGTCGTTGCCGTAGACGATGGTCCTGGGCAGCGCCTGGTTCTCCAGGAAGTGGTACCAGAGGTAGAGCAGCTTCATCTTGGTCTGGTAGCACCAGTACGACACCTCCATCTCGGAGGTGCCGGTCAGCGGCTCCATGTCCTTGCCGTGCGTATAGATGTAGCTGCGGACCCGGGGGATGTCCACGTACCCGGGGACCTTCTGCTTGGACGTCAGCGCCAGGTTGCCGCCGAACAGCCAGACCTGCTGGCGGAAGCCGTTCTGCTCGCCGCTGCGGTCGTTGTACCGGGCCTGGCAGGTGGCGGGCGGGCGGTAGGCGATCTTGTCATAGATGATCTTGTTGTCGTCTTCGCGGATCTTGTAGACCTTCTCGAAGAACGACCGGCGGAAGATCTGCGCCGTGGTGACCTGGCCGATCAGGTCATGCCAAGGCGTCTGCATGCCGCCCTCGCTGTCGGGGGTCATCAGCACCGAGTGGACGAACTCTGCCTCGCCCTTGTCGCCCCGGGCTGGCTCTATCGACCAGTCGGCCTCGCGGATCGGCAGGGTGAGCACCAGCTTGATCGCGTTGCAGATGCCGTCGCGCGAGAACATGACCTTCATGTCCCGCGCGCCCCACTCGCCGTAGTCGAAGACGTCGCCCTCGCCGTAGTAGGCGAACAGCCGCTGGCCCCAGTCGAACTGGGTGCCGATCTCCTGGCTCATCAGATCGCGCCTGCGGGCGCCGGGAGAGCCGGGAGGTGCCAGGTCGGGGAACTCTACGACGTTGCCGCCGCCGGAGATCTTGAACCCCTTGCCAGTCGCCACCGTCGCACCTCCTGACTGACAAGGTACAGGCAGGCAGGCAGACAGGCGAGCACCTCTTAGTCAGTGGCGGCCTCGATGGCAGGCTGCTGCTCGCCGTACGCCTGGTAGAGCGTCTTCTTCGGTTCTACCAGGACGTACGGCAGCATGATCTGCTCTATCTCGGCCAGGCCCGCCTCGATCATCGCGATCTGTACCTCAAGCCAGTCCTTGAGCACACGCCAGGTCACTCGCGCAGCCTGTTCGCGGGAAGCGAATCGCGGCGGAATGCCGCCGCTTGCCCGCGACGACCGCAGCAGCGCCTGGTACGTGCCCTCGATGTTGGCGGGCATGTCGAACGCGCGGTCACCCCAGCGGGTGGCGATCACGAACGACAGGCCGATCGGCACCTTGTGCTCCATGTCAATGGAGATCTTGCGCGCCCCGGCGTTGGCCAGGATGCCCATGCACTCGGTGGCGGACTTGCTGGGGTCGATGGTCGTGGTGTAGTTCAGCGGGCCTGGCATGACTGCCTCCTACTTGCCGGTGCTGAGCGCCAGGCCGCTGCCCGAGCCGGGGAAGCACTGGAACCCGGCCGGTAGCTGCCCGGCCTCGGACTTGACGTCGGTCAGGCACTGCGCGACGAGCTGCGCCACGGTGGGCGTGCCCAGCTTGGCGAACGCCGCCGCGTTCTCGGTGTTGACCTTGACGTTCTCCGTCGCGATGGCGTCGTTGGCGAATGCCTGCTGGATGGCTTGCAGCTTGGCCTCCACCGAGTCGGAGAAGTGCGCGTACGGCATGAGCACCGACTTGACCTGGATGTCGGCGCCGATGTCGGTCTCCATCTGTGCCAGGATCTGCGGGCCGAACGACGTGAACTGGCTCGACGCGGTGTTCGTGCCGGTCACGTTGCTGACGTCGGTGATCGGGTTGTAGTCACCCAGCACCTGGTTGACCACCTGCTTGAACTCGCGCACCACCACGGCGTCGGTGATCACGGTCATGAAGTCGCCGTGGTTGGCGTAATTGCTGTACAGCGTGCCCGCTGCTCCCGGCAGGATCTTCCACTGGATCGTGGTGTCCACGCAGGCCGTCTGCTGGCCGCCGATGCGCACGGTCAGGCAGTTCCTGCCCTCGAAGGTCGTGGTCTGCACGGTCTCGTCCACGTGGACGACGTTCAGCCACGGCTCCCAGGTCTCGTGCATGCCAGGGCCGAACACGCCCGAGCTGACCGCGCCGAAGGACACCGGCACGCCGATGTTCCTGGTGGGCACCGACTTGACCCCGGCCAGGGCGAACAGGCCCAGCCCGAGGATGACGCACAGCGCCGCTGCGCTGCCCGATATGCCACGGATGCTGACGCCGCCCTCGGTCTTGCCCGAGACGAACACGGCGACGATGGCGAGTATCACCGCCGCCAGCCAGAGCATGATGGCTAGAACGAACCATCCCATTTGCGTTGCCTCTCCCTCTCCCTTGCAGCCAGTCGCTCCAGCTCCGCCGGAGTCTTCGCCTGGCCGAGGTTTGCCAGGTACGCCGTGGTGGCGTCCCGGTCTTCCTGCTCCAGCAGCCCACGAGCACCCTCGCGCACGAGCCGCTGCTTTCTGCCTTTCACGACGACCACCACGGTGACCACGGCAGCAGCCAGCGTCGCCACGAAGGCGAACAGCAGCAGCAGCAGGTCTGTCATGATCATCTCCCTCGTAAGCACGCGGGGCGGCGGGGTTCGAACCCGCGATCTCCGACCCGTACCAGTTCGGTGAACGGAGAGCCCCTGGCTGGGCGCCGCTTGGCCTCTCCACGGCCCACGCACACCGCGTACTTGGCTACCAGACTACCGCCAGGCGTGCACCGCCGCGCGCTGTCTGCGCGGCCGGTCCTCGTCGTCCGCGCCGTCCTGCGGGTTGAGGAAGTTGTCGCTGTCTTTCGGTGCGAATCCCTCCAGGTCCCAGTCGCCGCCGGAGACATCGAGCAGCCCGCCGTGCGCGCCCTTGAGGCGGCGCCGGGACACCGCCTGCGACGGTGAGATGCCGATCGAGTCCAGCTCCTCGGCCGCCGCCCAGCGCCGCACCCCGGCGCGCACCGGGTTCTCCTCGAACGTGGCGTTGAGGAACGGCGTGCACGCCCAGACCAGGCTGTCCAGCCGGTCGGGGGACCGCTCGTCGGCCGCGCCCGTGAACGTGGCCATCTGGTCCTCCAGCTCGGCCATCTTCACGATGTCGCGGTGCCAGGTCTTGGCCAGGCTGTCCGGGTCGGTGATCTCGTACGTCTGGCCGTCATAGCAGTGCTTGACCACGCCGCGCTCGTACAGCGCCGAGACCGGCTCGGCCCGGGTGCGCTTGCCCTGGTTGCGCCCGGCCCACACCTTTTCCACAGCCGGGATCTGCTCGGCCCTGATGACCCCGCTCTTGACCAGATCCTTGATCACCTGACGGAACACTGTGACTAGCCACTCGCCGCCGTGGTTCTTCTCCACCACGATCCTGGCGTGCCACTGGACCGCCTCCAGCACGACACGCTTGGCGAAGGCCGCAGGAGCCTCCTGGCCGCCCCAGTTCTTGGCGACGTACAGGTAGCCCAGGTGCATGCCCGCGATCGTGTACGCCTGCTCGTCGCTGGTCTCCTGGCCGTCTGACGGGTCCACCCCGATGACCGTCCGGGTGAGGAACGGTGGCCCGCCTTCCTGCCCGACCATCGGCACCTGGATCTCGTCCAGCAGGTCCCGGGTCCACAGGGCATTGGCCACGTCCTCCAGCAGCTCGCCCTCCAGCTCCTGGCGCTCCAGCCTGGTGCCCTTGGCTGCACCGACGACTGCCCGGTAGAACGCGCTGGACAGGTTGGCCACGTTGTCGATGGTGCGCAGCTTGCGGACGATGACGCCGCCCTCAGACGGCTCGTTGCGGATCAGCGAGCGGACCAGGGCGCGAGCCGGGCGCGACGCCTTCGGAGTGCCGGTGGCGATGATGACCGAGGAGCCCATGCGCACCGCGTACCGCAGCGACTCGTTCCAGGTGGTGTCCCACTTGTCCCAGAGACCCACCTCGTCGCACCAGGCGGCGCGCAGGTTGCGGCCCTGGATGCGCAGCCCTCCCTCAGCGGCGGAGTCGGCGTAGACCACGATGCCGTTGTGCAGGATCACCTGGCCGTAGGTCCGCCAGGCGCTGCGGACGATCTTGCTCTTGTGGTCCTTGATCTGGCCCATCGACGTGCCTAGTGCCCTCAGCAGGCCGGACTCGCCCTCCACGCACTTGGTCCAGGCATCGGCGTAGGTAGGCGCGACGATCGCGTACTCGCCCTCGCCGCTGGTGTCTTCCATCACGAGGTCGGCCAGGCCCTGCGCCCCTGCCCTGGTCTTGCCTGACCCGCGCCCGCCCTGGAGATAGAACACGCGCCACTCGCCGGTTCGCTCGGGCAGGATCTGCTCCGGCCGCGCTACCTTCCGCCAGCGCAGCCGTGGGTCCTCCGGCAGGACGTCCAGCCGGGAACCGAACTCCTCCCAGAGCGTTCTCACCCTGCCAGCTCACCCTGGATGACCCTGATGTTGGCGCGGAAGGCGGTACGCGCGCTGATCTGCCCGTCGAGGCCGACGTGGGACGCCTCCAGGGCCATGTTCAGCGCCTGTTCCAGCATCCTGAGCTGCTCTTCGCGGATGCCCTGGAGCCGGTCGTCAATGTTCAGCTTGGAGATGTCGAGCAGCAGCTTGGCGTACCGCTCCAGGGCGCGCTCGTACAGCAGGATCTCGGCGCGGAACTGCTCACCGGCCTTGCTGTGCGCGTACCGCAGGGTGCCGCGCTGGACCATCGCGGCCACCGTGTCGCGCAGCATCTCCTTCATCGCCTTGATCTCGGCGGCCAGCTCCAGCAGCTCATCGAGCGGGCTGCCGATGCCAGGGGGATTGAGCAGCCTGTCGCCGTGCGCGGCCATGATCTCCTGGAGCGTGGCCGCTGCCCGGTTCTCCACGCCCCTGACCGCCGAGAACTCGCGGGTGATCGAGCTGCCAGCGCCGTGGACGGTGCACATCGGCGGGATGCTGTCGGACACCGCGTACTTCCGGCAGGCGTCAGGAGCGCCGAACTGGCGGCGGCAGCGCTTCGCCCCGGTGATGTCCTCGGCCTCTTCCAGGAGATCATCGGGGACGTGCAGGAGGCAGGCCCCGAGGCCGTCCACCTCGTTGTTCTGGCACGGGGCGCCGTTGACGGTCTCGCCTCCGCACTTCCTGTCCCCGGAGCCGGGCAGTTTCACGTGGAACCTCCGTCATGGTGGCTGACCAGCAGGGCAGTAGTGAAGAACGAGAATACCGCCGACCACAGCGGGATCATCAGCACCATCGCGGCCAGGGCCAGTCCGTACTGGAGCCGCCCGTGCAGCGCGATATCGCAGCCGTCCGTGGTCGCCAGGCCCGCCGTGCAGTAGACGCCGTGGATCGGGCCGGTGCGCGTCACGGTGCCCATCAGCCAGCCGAGCACCACGACCAGGACGACGGTCACGCCGAGCAGGTACAGCGCCCGGTGGTGGTGCTTGTTCAGTGCCACTCGTCGCACTCCTCCAGCTCCTCGATGACCTCGGTCACCGCCTGCCTGACCCGCCAGAACACGTGCGCGAGCCAGGCACCGGCCAGGGTGTAGGCGATCACCGGGTGCCGCCTGGACAGCTCGGTGACCTTGGGCAGCGGGGTGAAGCAGGCGACGCCCTCCCATGCGACGATCGTGATCAGCGCGCTGCCAGCGGCGGTGTCGCGGCTCACAGCCGGTCCTTGAGCACGGTGAGGATCTGGTCCAGCAGAATGCCGTTGTCGATGATCAGCTCGCTGACCGGCTTCTCCGGCCGGGCCAGGGCGTGGTGGACGTTGCACCACGGCGTGCCGTCCACCCGGTGCCTGCCGAGCCGGTAGCACCCGGGCTGGTGGCAGTTGTGTCCGTGCCACATGCCGGTGATGATGGTCGCCATGCCGATGCCGGTCAGGATCATCGGGCCGATGCCGGAGGTGAACCCGTACTGCGGGGTGACCTGCGACTCGAACCCGGTCAGCCTGCATATCTCGAAGCAGGCGTACCAGAACAGGCAGAACCCGATGAGCGCGGCAGAGAAGATCGCCGCCGCCTGCCAGAGGCCATTCATGCGCACGGCTCAAGTATGCAGCGAGCCGGGCCTGATCGGGGGGCAACCAGGCCCGGCTCGCCGGGACGTATGGCTTACGGCCTTTGACCGCTCCAGCCGTCCCTCATCGGCAGCAGGGCACCATAGGAGGGGCTGGCCTCCACCCTGGCCGGAAACTCTATGCTGGCACGCACTCCAGCTCTGCGGTGATCCTCTGCGCAATGAACGAGTCGGTGTCGGCCTTCTGCTTGCGCATGAACTCCGCCGCGTCGGCCTCGGGGTCGTAGGCCACCAGGTCGGTGCCGAAGAAATGCCGGGTGGCCTCGCCCTCTGCTGGCCAGTCCTGCTGCTGCACGTAGCTGGCCAGCTCCGCGTACCGCTCGAACTCCCAGCCGGGCTCCGGCGGGGTCCAGGACATGCCGTTCCAGGGGGTGTCGCGAAGAGGACGGAGATCCACGAGGGTTTTGTCCCAGTCCACTCGCGCCTGCCGGTCGCGGGCCTTGTCAACCTGCTCCCAGACGAAGACCGCGACGGCGATGATCCCGAGGAACGCCCCGAAGGCGAGGATTGCGTACCCGATGGCGTGGTGCGTCATGATCGTCTCCCTATGTGACCCGGTAGAACGCGGACGGCGCGTAGCCGCCGCCGTAGGGGTGGTATCCGACGACAGTGCCCGGCGACTGCGCGCCGAACGTCTCGCCCGCGTGCACGTAGAACTCCACGTGACCCGAGCCGAAGAACGCCAGGTCCCCGTAGGACGGTTCGGAGACCTGGACAAGCAGCCCGGAGCTGACGCCCTGGGCGAGCATCGAGTACGTGTCGCGGGGCATTGAGCTGATCCCGAGCTGGAGTGCTGCCCAGTAGACCAGGCCAGAGCAGTCAAACCCGCCAGGGGTGTCGCCGCCGTAGACGTAGGGCACGCCCTGCATCGAGAGGGCCTTGTTGAGCAGCTCCGCTCCGGCCCCGCTGCCAGGCCCTGCTTGCGGGCTGGCCGTGACAGTGCTTGCAGTGGGCTCCGGGGCCGGAGCAGATGTCTGGACCGGCGCCGTCGCAGTGCTTGGGAGCGTCGTTGCCGATGGCGTCGGCGCCGGAGTCGTGGGGGTGGCCGCCGCAGCAACGACGGCCATGTGGTGCTGGTGCGCCGCGTGCGTGCTGGTCACGGCAAGCACCGGATGCGGGCGCGGCTCGCCGTAGCCGACCGGCAGCGACGGGGCGGAATCCGTCACTGCCGGAGTCGTCGGCGCCGTCACCGGCAGGCTGATGGCCGCCGCTGCCGCCGGAGCCGGGCCGGACGGCAGCCCGGCGTACGCGGCGCCCGTGATCATGCACGCGCACGACACGCAGGCCAGGGCCAGCGCCCGGCGGCTAGCAGCCATCGTAGGGCGCCCAGTCGCTGTACCCGCGCGCAGCGACCGCGTTGTAGAAGACCTGCGTCTGCTCAGCCGCCGAGGCGTTGCCGAAGTCGGCCGGGTTGCCTCCTGACGCGGCCCAGGTGCCAGCGCTGAACTGGTAGAGGCCGTAGTGCCCGCTGGCGTTCCAGATGTTCACCTGACCGCCGCTCTCCCGGCTGATGATGCACTGCTGCATTGCGCCGGAGCCGGTGTACGTCACGGCGACGGGGGCCGGGGCGGGAGCACTTCCAACAGAAGGCCCGCTCTGGTTGGAAGTTGGCTGCGAACTTCCAACTCCGCTTGACCCCAGGGCCAGGAGCTGCTTCGGGTCGTCGCACTTGATGGCCAGCTTCTGGCCAGGCAGGATCAGATTCGGGTTCGCGCCGATCGTCGCGCGGTTCGCCTGGTAAATGCCGGTCCAGTCGTTGACCTGGCCGTGGCAGTACTGCGCGGCCAGGCCGGACAGCGTGTTGCCGGGGTGAACGGTCACCACCAGGCCGGTGACGATGGCCGGAACCGCGAGAGCCGCGAAGAGCGCACCGCGATGGCGGGGCGTGCTGCGGGCTACGTACTGGTCAAAAAGACGGTCCAGAGTGCTGCGCAGGGCGCCCATGCTGGTCTATCCTTTGCTCGGACGATTTGAGCCAGCAGCGGGTCTACTTGCCAGGGTGCGCCCTCTGTCCGGCGTTCGATCCAAGACGATAACAGGCTCAGCTCTCTATGTCCCTGACATTCGTCGCAAAAAAGTGACCGCCCGCAGCCGTCATCTGACTGCGGGCGGTCTGCCTGCCTGGTATAAGTCCGCCGTGTACCTGGGCTGACTGTCGCTGTCCAGGCCCGCGTACCTCAGCTTCTTCACGGACCACTGGTCGCCTCCGCCGACCCGGTAGCTGAACTTGCTGTCGGGGAAGTGGGCCAGGTCATCGAGGATCTGCTGGGCGTCGTTGACGCCGCGCCCGGAGTCCTGGAGCGCCTGCCGCGCTTCCCGCCAGCTCATGTCGCTCATGGCGTATCCACCCGGCGGAGCAGGGCAGGCACAATCCGGTGGACCCGGCCCGTCCTGTCCAACTTGACGTGCACCTTGGTCCGGCCGACCTTGACCACATCGCCGTACCGCGCGCCGCGTATCCACAGGTCGGTGGCCGGGTGCAGCTCGACTCGCGCTCCCTCGTGGAAGTCCCTGACCTCGTTGCCGTAGTAGTTGTCGCTCATCCCTCGGTCCTCTCCGTGCGCTTCAGCACGTACTCGGTGAGCAGCCATTCGCCTCTCGTCTTGCGCTCGCGGGCCTCCCAGGTGGTGGTGGTCCTGCTCGACCTCAGCTTGCCGAGCTGGCTGGTCTGGGTCTGGAACTGCACCGTCTTGGTGTCGCTTTCAAGCAGCTCCGCTACGAGCTGCTCGGCCGCCACTTTGCTGATGCCGCCGACGCCCGCGATGGTCCGCGCTAGCGCCCCGGTGCTGGCCACCGTCCAGGTCGGGTCCGGCATGGTCATGACGTGGCCTCCTGCCAGTCGAAATAGACGCGCGGGCTGTGCTTGAACTCCAGCGTGCCGCGCTTGCCGTCGCTCTTGCGACGAACTGCGACGAGCGGCGCCCGGAACCCGAGCACATCGAAGTCCTGCTGGAGCTGCTCGGTGGTCCAGGTCTGCTGTACCGCGTGCGACGGGTACAGCGGGTGCTCGGCGTCCGGCCCGGCCGGTGCGCTCTTGCAGATGGCGGACGCGGCGCCCTGGTCCGGGTAGCGGGCGAACAGCGCGCCCTCGAACTCGTACAGCTCCTTGCCGCAGTAGCGGCAGGTGCTGACTGCCTCGGCCAGGTCTGCCCCTGGCTGGCCGGTCGCGATCATCTCGCGGCGGGCGGCCTCGGTGGGATCGTTGCTCATGATCTTCTCCCTTAGATGAGCCGCCCGCCGAGCAGCGGGCGGTTCGCGTACCTGATGATCTCGTCTATCTGGAAGTCCGGGCTGAAGCCCCCGGCGGTGACCTGGACTGCGGTGACGCCCTCGCTCTTCAGCTTGCGAAGCCACGAGAGGCTCACGCGCTTGCGGTAGGTCTGCGGGCGCCAGCCCCTGCCGTTGCGGTACTCGGCGGTGATCACCGGGTGCTCTTCCACGTCCGGGTGGTGGGCCTGGAAGTACTCCGCGATCCGCCCGGGGACCTGGGCCTGGTGGCCTGCCCGCTGCCGGTAGCTGGTGCTCATCTTCATCTTCTCCCTGTAGTGCCTTGCACTTCTGTCAACACCACAAGGCGGCCGGGTATTCCCCGACCGCCCCCTGGTGCGGACTGTCTCAGACGGTCCAGGTGGCCGCCCCGCTGTTGAAGCCGGGCTGCCACTGCACTGACGTGACCTGCTGCCCTGCGGGCAGCTCGAACGTCACCCAGCCGCTGACTACCTGGCCTGGGCTGACCTTGAACTCGCCGTAGCTGAAGTTGCCGCCGTCAGCCGTGCTGACGGAGCTGAACGAGTACTCGGTCGTGTCGGTACCGATCGTCACGGCGTCGGTGTTGGCGTCGTCACTCTCCTGGCCGCTCACGCCCTTGATCGTGAACCGCACGGCAGCCAGGTGGTCCGAGCCGTTGGTCAGCGACTCGTACGCGCCGAGCGGCGCGTGCTGGTCAACCTTGGTAGCCGTCACGTCGTACGTGACATTGGCGCCGTTGTTGTCCTGTGTCGTCACCTCGAACGAGGTGCCGAGCGGCCCGGTGTTGTCCACCGTCTGTGACGTCGGGGCATCAGTCGCCGGGGCACTGGCGCTGAACGGCGGCGCGGTGTACGACGTGCCGGACGGCGTGCTGGCCGTCTTGATGACCGGTGCCGTCGCGCAGCCCGCCAGGGCTACCACGCCGAGTGCCAGTGCTCCTATCACTGTCTTTCTCATGATCTCTCACCTCCCTCCGTTCCTGTGTAGTCGGCGTCGTACTGGCCGAACCGGCTCGCTACCGGCTCGGGTGGCGCCCATTCGACGGGCTCCTTCAGTGTGGGCTGCGGTCCCATCGAGGTGATCGTCACGATGGCGTTGTCGAAGCGGACTGACCGCCACGTCCCGGCGACGTACTCCGCCACCTTGGTCCGTATGCCGCCCCGCCAGGCGTAGACAGCCAGGGTGCCGCTGATGTGGGTCCAGTCGTATCCCCGGAGTCTCTCGGCTACGTACGTCTCGTGGTCGCTGTCCCTGGCCAGGACCGTGATCTTGGTGTTCTGCTTCATGGTCTTCTCCCTTGTGCTAGTACTGCTGGGCTGCTGCCCCGGCGCGGGGGCCGGGGCAGCAGGCAGGACTAGCCGGTACTTCACAGCCCGGCGTCGTCCAGGTGGGTGATGATGTCGGCTCGCTCGGCGTCGCCGCGCTCCTCGACCTGATCGGCCACGTCCTGGTCGTAGACCAGCTCGCAGGCGTCGCGGATCTCCTGGGCCAGGACGTCAGGCGGCAGTGCTTCAGCCTGGACCGTCTCGTCCATCTGCTCACCGCGCCGGTCGGTCGCCTTCTGCGGCGCCGTGGGCAGGCTGAACCGCTCGATCTGCTCCGGGGTCACGACGATGCGCCGGAACTCCAGCTCGCCGCTCACCATCTCGCGGGTGAACGCCTCCACGTCGGCCGCCAGGCTGTCGATGATCGCCAGGCCGCTCGGGTCGTAGTCGCCCACGTGCAGCACCACGACCGGCTTGTAGCGCATCTCGGCGGCCAGCCGCTCGGCGGTCTCGTACTTGTCGGTCAGGCCGTTGAAGCCCCCGGCGCTGTAGACGTCGATGCCGAAGTCGTGCGCGACGGTGGCGGCCTGCGGCACCATGCCGGTGGCCTCCACCCACAGCTCGGTGTAGACGGGCTGGTCCAGCGCCTTGTCCAGCGAGAAGTGCTCCCCTGAGTAGCGCACCGCCCGCCAGAACTGGTCAGCGTCGCGGTAGCCCCCGGCCGGGCGGCTGGTGGTCCCGTCGTCGCGGATGTACTCGAACGGGATCAGCCTGGCCCGCCGCGCCCGGTTCAGCATCTCGCACAGCCGTGCGTACGCCTTCTCGGTCTTGTCGTAGCCGTGGGCGCCGACTAGCCGGTAGAAGATCTGCCGGTTGGTCAGCGGGAGCTGCGCGCTGTACTCGCGGAAGATGCCCTGCACCTGGTTGAGCAGGACGTAGGTGTCCTCCCGGGGGTTCCACGGCGCGAAGCCGCGCACCCTCGTGGCGGTGTACTCCCGCCCTGAGATCGTGCTTTCCTGGACGGCCATGGCCGTCCTCCTTTCTCGTCACCTGGCTCAGGTGTTGGCCAGGCGAATTGTCCAGTAGAGGCTGATGAGGATGCCCCAGCAGTACAGCACCGGCATGTGCACGCCGACGCTGGCCAGGGCATGGCTGACGATCGCGGCGAAGATGACGAGCACGAGCATCGACACGACAGGCAAGATCCACGCCGCCAGCCGGTCGGTGCGGGCGCGCTCGGCTGCTGCCTTCGCACGCAGGTCAGCGATGTGCTGGCGCCGGTTCGGTGTCTCGGTCATCACCGCTCACCCCACTCGTGCACCTTGATGACGTTGGACGGCGGGTAGCGGAACACGCCCCGGTTGTTGTCCAGCGTCACCACCAGCCAGCCGCCCGCGTCGTAGCCCATCCTGGCGGCCTTGTACGTGTCGATCTGCTCCTCGCTCTGGTTGCCCCGGTAGTGCACGGTCAGCTCCTTGATCCAGTTCACGCTGGCACCTCCTCGGCGGGCTCCGGGGCGGGGGCGATCGTCTCGTGGGACCGGGCGCGGTGATCGAGCAGCCTGCCACGGCTGTCGAACACCCGCTTGCAGTCGCCGCACACGTGGTCCCGGCCGTCCGGCTCGTAGGGGTTACGCGGAGGCATCGCGCACCTTCTCCCCGGCGCCGCGAAGCGCCTCCAGCATCACGTACTCCCTGCTGTCATTGATCCCCTTGGACCAGGCGGCCAGGGCGTCGTGGATGCTGGTTCCGTCGTACAGCTTCTCGTAGGGTGTGCCAGGGCTGCTCACGCCCTCTACCCGGATGTGGTAGCCAGTCTTGGCTGCCGCGTCGTTGCGCTCCAGCAGGTTCGCCAGGCGCTCGGCGTCGGCCGGGCTGATCTCCACGACGGCACGCCAGTTGGTGGCCTGGAGACCCAGGCTGCGCAGCCGTGCCGCGACTTCCTCGGCGTACGTGCTCGCTGAAAAGTCAGGCATCAGACCATCGCCTCCCTCTCCAGCCGCTCCAGGATCTGCTCCCAGGTGTGGGCGCCGACCTTCTTGTCTGTCATGAGGTAGCCCAGTTCGCCCAGGCGTGCGGCGATGCGCTCCCAGCGGGCGGCTTCGTCGGCCTTCTCGCGTGCCTTGTCCTGGTACGCCTGGACCGTCTCGTCCCACTTCGCGATCGTGTAGTAGGTGAGGCTGCGGACGTAGAAGCCGCTCGGTCCCCGCATCTTGTCCCTCGGGCTGGCCCGGCGGATCTTGCCCTCGTCGGCCAGGGCCTTGAGCGCCCGGTCCACGCGGCCGGTGAACTTGTCCTGCTCCTTCGGCCGGTCCCACTGGTAGGTGGACCGCAGGTTGCCCATGCTGGAGCCGAGGCGCTTCGCGACCAGCTCGTACGTCTGGTAGTGGACGGTGAGAATGCCCTGTTCCTGCACCTCAGCCAGGGCGGCTTCCCTGATCTTGTCCGGCTTGAGGTCGGCCAGGTAGATGTCCTTGCTGTCTGTCATCTTCTCCCTCTTTCCTGTGACGACACTTCTGTCATCACCTCACCGAACGCCTATGCGTCGGTCCATATTCCGCCCTGCCGTACGAACTCGCGGCCGGTGCCAGCGACCCGCAGCCGGTCCCCGTCGCGGACGTCGCTGCTGGCCTGGAGATGCGCCAGGCATTCAGCTAGGTGCTGCTCGCCGGGCACGATATGCACCCGGTAGTCGCCCCGCGCGTCCTCGCGTGCTTGCAGCTCCGCTACCTGCTCGCGCAGCTTGCGGATCTCCGTCGCCTGCGCCTGGATCAGCTCGTCGGCGCTGTCGGCGCTCACGGCTTCGGCTCCGAGGTGACTATGCCGGAGCTGTACGTGCCAGGGGGCGGGGGCGTGAGGCTCGGCGGGTTGACGGTCATCTTGTACATCGGCGGCGAGGTCGGCACGACCTGGAAGCCGAGGATGCCGAGTGTCAGGACCGCGATGGCGATCCAGTGCACCTCCGGGTAGTACTGCTGGGTGGCGATCAGGACGGCCAGGGCGGCTGTCCCCAGGTGGCGGACCACTGCCCACCGGCCGGGGCTCACGGCCGGGCCTCATTGCACGCGATGGCCGCGTTAGCCCACATCACGGCCTCACGGACCTTCGTCAGCGCCTGCTCCTTCTCCGGGCTGTCCGGGGCCAGCTCCTCGATGACGGAGACGAACATGCCGCCCCGCTGCCGGATCTCCTGGTACCTCTCGGCCTGGTCCCTGATGGGCGGGTGGTACGTAAACCAGTTGTCCAGGCGGCTCTCGTCTAGTGCCATCTGTCTCCCTCGGGCTTAAACTTGGCCTGTGACGTCGCCCTATGTGCCTGTGCTCATGACGGCTCTGACGCTGCTCCAGCAGACGGCGTGGTCCGGGCGCCTCCCTAATGTACAGCCGGGCGCTACTTTCTGGTGCAAGCCCGTGGATGTGGCGCCGCTGACTTCCGCCGGGTACGCCAGGGCCTGGCAGGCAGGCGACCCGCCTGCCCCGCCGTGGGAGCCGCCGTGGACGGTGCACGGCTCGCCGGGGCTGGCGGCGGGCACCACCAACGCGAGCCACTGACCCAAGCCGGAGGAGTACTTACCGGATTAGGCCCGCCCCGTGGTGCTTGCGGGGTTCCAGGGCCAGCAGCTCGCGCGCTTTGGTGGAGGAGACGGGGCTCTACGCCCCGGCCAGCAGCATGGCTTCGCGCGTCTCCCCCGTGAGGCCGCCGTGATCGGCGGCGGCCTGCTGCATCGTGCCGGGCAGCGGAATCGAACCGAAGTCTCCTCACCGGCCCTGCTGGTACTTTCCCCTCGCGATAGGGATTTCCCAGGTCATCGGAGCGGATCGGGGCTCTGCCACTGAGCTATCCCGGCCTGGTCTCCCGGCCCTGCCCATCCGCTGCCACGGAAGCAGGGCCGGAAGCTAGAAGGGGCGCGTGCTGGGCGTGCCCGGTCCCATGATCGGGTACGCCGACGCGCTGTATGGGTAGGCGCTGGCGGGCTGCGGGTAGGTGCCCGGCGGCAGGCCGGTCTCCCAGATCTGCCGCACCGCGTCCGCGTCCGCGAACGCCGACTTGACGCCCTGCGCGTACTGCTGCGACAGGCCGAGGCCGCCGCTGCCGGTCGCCTGGAGGTCAGCGACCGAGATCCCGGCCAGCAGGCTTTGCAGCTCCTCGATGCCCTTCAGCGCCTGGTGGAACTCCCACAGCCGCTGGGCAGCCATCGCGATGAGCTGCACTGGGGTGATGTTGTCGGTGATCACGGCTGCGAACCGGGCTCGGGCTCGGCCTGAGCGTCCTGGGCCGAGGCGCCGACCGGGGCGGCCCCGCCCTGCTCGTTGACGCGCTCAGCGACCGAGATGGACGACTTGAGGTCGGCGGCGAGGAAGCGCGCGATCTCAGGGTGGCGCGCGGCCCAGTTCTCGACCGCCTCGTAGATGTCCTTCAGCCGCACCAGCGTGGACGGGTGCACCGCGAGGCTGGAGATCGGGTCGCCCGTGTCCCCCATCGTCGCCTCGGCCATCGTGACCGGCACGCCGCTCTCGTTCGAGGTGGCCGGGCGCCACTCGGGCGCACCGTGCGGCGGCATCTCCAGGAGCTGCGGCCCGTCAGATGAGCCGGACCCAGCTTCCGTCCCTGGCTCCGATGGCGGCGTAGGTGACGGGTCCGTAGACGACCCGGCAGTAGGGTCCTGCGCGAGCGGCGTGATGATCACCGGCTCGTCGGCGCGTATCTCACCAGTGCCGCTCAGGGATGCCTCAGTAGTTGTGCCGCCAGGGGCATCTGGCGTAGAAGCGGCATCCGTCTCCGCAGGCGTAGCAGACTGCGTAGGGTCCGGCTCAGAGGGCTCCCCCGGGCCAGGCGACGATGAAGTTGCCGGTGCTCCTGGTGATGCAGAAGGAGTAGTGGGCGCCTCCGGCTGCTCCGCAGGAGATGCAGGAGGCGCGTCCACCGGAGTTGTCACGTTGCTCGTCGGGTAGAACGGCTGGTCGCTCATCGCGGTCCTCCAGGGCTCGCCGGTCGTCTGAGCTGAATGGTCCCATAACTTCCCCGCATCTGCCTGCCTAAGCCAGGGCGTGTCTAGCGCCCGGCCTTGATGCAGGTGGCGCACTTCTGGCCCTCGCTGCTGGTGTTGCCGCCGCAGCTCGGGCACTTCGGCGGGTCGTTCGGCATGTCAGCCCCTCTTCCTGTTGCTGCCCGGCCGCTTGAAGCCAGGCAGGTTGGCTACCGCCGCGTACGCGGCGATCCGCGCCGCCAGCCGCTTCGCTGACTTGCGCCCCTTGACTCCGCCCATGTGTGTCACCTCCCCGGCATTGCCAGGCCGCTGCTGCCGTTGCCGCCGGGCAGCAGGTTGGTGACCTTGATGCCCATGCAGTGCGTCCAGCAGAGCTGCGACACCTGGTTGTTCAGCGTGAACGAGATGCCCATGCCGACCGATAGCTCGGGCAAGTCCACGCCGGGCGCCAGGTCGATCATGTTCATCCTGCTCGGCCCGTCGCCGCGCTCGGCCCTCTCCAGCTTCTCGCGGACGCCCGGCTGGTTGAGCACGCTCTCCTTGTAGAACCCGATGCAGACCATGCAGAACGTCCGCCCGTTGGGCGGCTGCGGCCCGTCCAGGATCACGGCCACCGGTTTGATCAGCTCGGCCACATCAGCTCCCTAGTATCTCCACCTTGATGATTCTCGCATCGCTGACGATAGCAAGCGCCTCCCAGCAGCGCTGGCAGTGCAGGACAACGCTGGCGTCCATCCGCCCGGCGTGCTCCTCGCACATCGAGGACTTGTCCAGGTGCTCGCCCACCGTGCAGCCGATCCACACCAGGTGCGTCGCCTCCCGGCCGCACCGCGCGGCGCCGGAGAACATCACGCACCGGCCGTCCGGGTGCTTGTTGTCGTCCCGGTTCAGCCACTGCGGCGCGGGCAGGCCGAACATCTTCTCCATCATGTCCAGCTTGCGCGGGTGCCTCTCCGCCAGCCGCTCCGCGTCTCCGCGCCGTCCGCCGAGGCCCGGCGGCTCAGCCAGCGGGTCTGCCTCGGCCACTGTCCCGGGGAACGGCGGCCCCTGCGGGCCGTACTTGCGCCGCAGGTACTCGTGCATGTACCGCCCCGACGCTGCGGGGTCGAATCTGTAGCCGTTCACTTGCCCTTCTTCGGCGGCGGCTCTCGGCCCTGCTCCTTCGCTTCCTTCTCGGCCGCCTTGTGCAGGGAGCTGTCGTGGCCTATGACAAGACCGCAGGTCGGGCAGGCCACAGCTCGCCTCCGTCCAGCACCTCTTCGGTGACGATCGCCAGCCGCCAGGTGCCGGTCGGCAGCTCGCGGCTCAGCACCACCGGCACGCCGAACTTCCCGGCCAGCATCTCGGTGATGGTCTTGGTGCCGTCTTCGGTCGTCCAGCCGATGTCGTTGCTGGTGTACAGCAGGTTGGCGGCCAGCGGGTGCAGCTCCAGCCGCAGGCCCTCGGGCATGCCGTGGCCGAGGTAGTAGTGCTCGCGCAGGTACGCCGTGACGTGCGCCAGCAGCTCGCGCTCCTGGCTCACAGCAGGTCGCCGGTCGGCACGGCCTCGGACTGCGGCACGTACGTCGGCATGCTGCCGGTGCCGTTGCCGTTGCCGCGCTCCACCGCCGCGTCGCGGGCGCTTTCCAGGCGGGCGGTCAGCGCCTCCTCCTGCTCAGTCTCCCGGCGCAGGCTCGCCAGGAACATCGAGGTGACCTTCAGCAGCCCGTGCTCCGCCAGCCACATGTAGTCCTGGCTGCCCTGCACGAACATCGCCTGGACTTCCTTGTCCACCGGCTCGGTTATCGGGGTCTGCACCATCGGGGGTCTCCCTTCCGTGCGCCGGGCCGTCCATGACCCGGCCGCTGATCGCCTTGCGGCCTGCCAGCCGCCTGTCCACCGCGTCTTGCAGCTCTGCTTCCTCCGTCTTGGCGCGGTCGTGGTTGGCCCAGATCTCGAACGCGCGGGAGAACGCCTCGCCCCAGGTCGCCGCGTCGATGACCAGCACGTTCTGCATGGAGGCGTCCACATGCCAGGCGGTGCCGTGCTTCGCCTCGCGCATCCCCCAGAACAGGTCCGGCAGCTCGCGGCTGGCGTAGAGGCGCACCCCGCCGCCCGGCCGGTCGATACCGGTCATCACGAAGACGGGCTTGCCGGTGCTCGGCAGCCGCACCCCGTGGTCGCTGCCGCTCACTTGGGCACCACCTCGTAGTCCACGCGCTGCACGATGTCCACGGTCACCGGCTCGCCGGGCACCACTGTCCACATGCCGTCGATGCCGTTGGACTTCGCCGCAGCCAGGGCGGCCTCCTGCGGGCTACCGGCGGTGACCGTCTCGGTGTAGACCGCCTCACGGTACTCGATGTAGCAGTGCCACCTCTGCGCTGTCTGCGCCAGCGTCCTGACCACCGTCACCCTGTGCTCGTCCTCGCTGTTGGGGCAGAAACCGCCGTGCCCGCCGCCGCCGTAGGCGCCGCAGTACACGCACACCGCGATGAGCGGGCTAGGCCCGCTGCCGCCCTCGCCTATCTCGACACCGAGAGACGCGCGCACCGCCGCCCGCACCTCGGCCGGGCTGCCGCCGCGCGCTATGACCGGCGCCGCGAACGCCCTGATGTTGGCTCGCATGGTGTCGCTCATCGCCGCGTCCGTCCGGTCGCCGTCACGCCGCTGGCGATGACCTGCCTGATCTGGCGCAGCGTCTCGGCGCCGTGGGTGACCTCGCCGCTGCCGTCGCGCAGGGCGCCGTTGGCGACCATCCGCAGCGCTTTGCGCCGGGCGTAGGCCAGCCGCACCCTGCGCATGTCGTAGCCCGGCCGCAGCTTCCGCTTGTTGCTCACATCGCCCTCCTGCTCCCTAGTTCCAGCGGCAGATCCTCCGGCCAGTTGCGGGCGTCGTACTCCGCGACGGTCGCCATGATTACCGACTTGCCGCTCTGCCTGGCCATGTGCGGCAGCGCGAGGATGCCGTGGCCCAGCGCCCAGCGGCGCACGTCGCGCACGATCGCCGCCTGCTTCTCTGTCAGCTCGATGACCTCGCCGTCCGGCGTGACGCCCTTCACGGCGTGCCGCCTGCCTTCAGGATGGCCGCCCGCTCGTGGTGCGGGCAGTCGCAGCCGATCTCACAGCGATCAGGGCGGCAGTGCACCAGGTGCAGCGCCCAGCCCGGCTTGCCGCCCCACATGCCGGGGACGTCTTCGCCTGGCCACCAGTCCGGCATGCCGGGCGGGCGCGGCTCCTGCCGCTCCGGCGTGAGGGCGCCGATGAGCCGGTCGATCTCAGCGGCGGCCAGGGCGCCGCTGGTGCGCAGCGCGTCCTCGATCTCGGGATAGCCTGCC